ACTTGCCGCAGCCGGGTGGGCCGTAGAGAAGAATGGTTTTGCGTGGTCGCAATCCATAAGCCCCTAACCGTTCACGGGCTGCGTATTCCTTCTCGATGCGCGCAAAGCGGGCTTCAATCTCCTTTGGGAGCACCATGTGATGCTCAAGGAGCTCACGGGGAATGAGCGTGACGAGTGATTCGCCATGCCTGCGGCTCGTGGGCAGATCGGCCAGTGTCTTGCGATTTTCATTGGCTGGGGGCTTGCCCTGCCGTGGGCGCGCAAGGATGGCGGCCAGCTGATCGGCCAGCTTGATGTGGCCAACCTGGCGTTCGGACTCGACCACCGTGTGCGCGAGACGCTCCAGGTCGCTTTGCGATCCATCGGCGATGGCCCGCACTATGCGCTTGAGGATGTCTGCGTTCATGGCACACCTGCTTGAGTCATGGGTTCTTCATTTCCTTCATCGTGTTGCCTCAATGTGATCTCGGCTTAATCAACGTAGTTGAGAAAGTGCCTGAGGACCTCGAAAAGATGATGTGGGCCCTGTATCTCACATACGAGAGGGATTTTCAGAACGACAAAGCGTGGGACCCCAGCGCCGACCTCCATTCGAACCGTCATCGTCATCTGCTGAGGATACTGGATAGGGCCCGTGGACACAGGTTGGTTCTCTGGCGCCGTAGTCCCGATCTCGTGTGGAAACGATCGGGCACCTTCCTCAGGCTGCGGAATCACAATATGCGAGGAAATGACCTTGGCAGACATGGCTAGTTCTCGCTTAGCGGCGAACGACGTGCGTGCCGGCCGATCAGCTCGGCCCGCAGATAGTGGCCGGCGACCGCAAGCCAGGGACCGCCCTCATAATCGATCGCTCGCGACAAGACGCAACGGTTGCAGTTGCTGGCGACTCGCTGCCCTAAATGGCAATGGCATGAAAATCATCCGCTTCGCCGTCGAACAATGTTTTCTGCGGTTCGAACTCTTGGCGCTGGCGCTGTTTGATCGCCAAATCGAAATTGATAAGTGACTGATCAAAATAGCTTTTTTTCAGCTCGCTGCCAACATACTGGCGGCCAGTCTTCAGCGCCACGTAGCCAGTCGAGCCAATGCCGTTGAACGGATCAAGCACCAGATCGCCCGGATTGGTCCACAGCTCGATAGCCCGCTCGATGACATCGAGCTGCAGCGGGCAGATGTGCTTCTCGTCCTTGTCGTCGCGGCCGAGACGGTAATTCAGCACGCGCATCTGATTGACGTCGAACCAGACGGGCGACGCGTACCGCTGCCAGACGGCGATCGAGTAGGGGTCGGCCTCTGATAGCCGTAAGCGTTCAGCCTCAGTCGGCAGCGGCCGACAAGAATCGCCTGGCCCTTCCTCGCCTACGTAGGCGGTGAACCGGCAGAAGGGCGTGCCAAGCGTAACCGGCTTGGGAAACTCGGCCGCGTCGTTCCACTTGCGGAATACGAGCAAATAATCGGCCATCCCTTGCCGTGATGCGCACGAGTCTTTGCAGAGCTGCCGGTGCAACAGGCCATGATTCTTGGTCCGCTGCATCTCCGTTACCGGGTCCTTCCAGATTGTCACTCGCGAATGAAACACCCAGCCGCTGGCTTCAAAGGCGGCGATCACTTTGCCCGGAAAATCGAAAAGCCCGGCGGCGCCGTCCCGGCCCTTATAGAGCGGCAGGTCTTTGCAGTGCACGGCGCAGAGCCGGCCGGGTACTGTGACCCGATAGATTTGCTCGATCAGATAGCGATAGTGATTGAAATACTCGCCATGATCCTTGGCATTGCCCATGTCGGCCAGCGAATCGCTGTAGATGTAGAGATTGCTGAACGGCGGCGAATGAAGGCAAAAATCGATCGAATCATCCGGCAGCGATTTGGTGACGTCGACGCAGTCGCCCAGATAGAGCGTCCAGCCGGGGCCGCTGGCGGGTTGCGGCGGGGCGGGCGGCGCAAGCTGCCGTCGGCCGTGTAGATTTTCTTGCTGCCAGCCTGACATATAGTGACTCATTCGGTCTTTCATCAGCTCGTGCTTCGCCTGTTTTTCCTTGAGCGAGTCATAAATTGTCCGTTCGGCGGCCGTATAGACCAGGTGGCAATTGACCGTCCGCGTCTGTCCGAATCGCAAGAAGCGGTGCAAGGCTTGGTAAAACGATTCGTAACTATAGCTGAGCGGAAAGACCGTGTTGGCGCAGTGCTGCCAGTTGAGACCAAAGCCGGTAATGCTCGACTTCGAGATAAGTCGCTTTATCTGGCCAGCGGAAAACGCCTCCAGCTTCTCTTCTTTTTCGTCGAGCGACTGGTCGCCGCGAATTTCAACCGCGTCGGGAATCGCGGCGGATAGGGCGTCGGCTTCGTAGTTCGTGTCGCACCACAAGACCCACGGTTCGCTTGCCGGCAATCCGGCGACGATCCGGGATGTGCATCCGGCGCGTTCGTCGGCAGTTTGCCGCTTCGCTGCATGCAGGGCGGTTGCCGATATTTTGGGTTGTTCTCCCAACAGGCACTCGTCGCCCAGGCAATGCTCGACGAGATTCAGCGGTGGCAATACATAACCGGCATCATCGTACGGTCCCAGATCGCTGGGCTTGCTGACGCTGACAGCCCAGGCGGCCAGCCAGCGCCAGAAATCCGATTCCGCGTGGCCCTTTAGCCGGTAGTTGCCGGCCGACATGCTATCGTTGATGAACCAGCGACTGAGCATCTCGTTGGCCCGCATGATTCCCAGGAATTCGGCGTGGTTGCCAATCTCCAGGTGATCGTTAGGCGCCGGGGTCGCCGTGCAAGCGAGCCGATAGGGAGTATCGCGAAAGGCGGTCAATAGCCGCTGTTTCGTCTTGCCCATATAGCTCTTGAGAATCGAAGATTCGTCGAGCACCACGGCGTCGAATTTCTTGGGCTCGAACTTATGCAGCCGCTCGTAATTGGTGATCGAGATTCCGCTGTCGACTTCGGCCTGGCTTTTGCAAACCTTTACCGCGACGCGGATGGAAAACTTTTCCGCTTCGCGCCAGGTCTGCTGAGCCACTGCCGGCGGCGCCAAGATCAATACCCGCCTCCCCCGCCCGGCGAGCAAAATGGCTTCCGCCCAGGCGAGCTGCTGCAGGGTCTTGCCTAATCCGCAGTCCTCGAACCCTCCCGCTCGGCCGCGCTTCAGCCACCAGCGGACGACGAGGGCCTGCCAGTCGAAGAGCGATCGATTCAATCGCTGCCCTTCGACGTCGAAGCCGCAAAAATCGACGCGGAGATGCTTCGATTGCAGGAATTCTCTATAGGGTCTCATCAGGCCTCATGCCCCCCAAGGCAGGCCGTGCAAGCCATCTGTGCACTTTGGCGCCGGGTCCCAGTCGGGGCATTCAGCGGGACCGCTCTCCGGCCATTGGAAGCAAGCAAAAAATGATTTAACCAGCCCGACGATCGCAGGCTTGCTTGAGACGGTGGAACCAATAAAGGAAAATCTGCCGGGCCGCCTCGTGATGCGTTTTCACGATCTCTCGCCGTGCCGGCAGCGTCTCGCCCCATTGCCACGATTCGCTGCCGCGCATTAGCACTTGCGCCTCGGTCATCGCCAGCGAGCTATCGATCTGGCGCACGATGTCTGAAAGCTCGCTGGTCATCGGCACTTCGAACCGCCGCCAAATTTCATTTTGAATCCGCTCCTCGATCGGCCGGTAAAGCGGCGCCAAGAGCCGCTTCAGCGGCCGAATGATATCCCCCGTATATGCCTCGGCTGCGTCATGCAAGAGGCAGGCGAAAGCCGCGTCCCAGCGGCCCGGATAGCGCTCCTGGGACTCGATCGCGCAGAGGTAGCTGTGCTGGGCGACCGAATAGGGATAGGGCGTGTGCCCGGCGAAGCGATTGATGTGCGACAGGGCATGGGCGATCTCGCCGATGTCGATCGCCCAAGGGTCGATATGCACCAAGTCGAAGAGCCGGCCCGAGTGGGTGGCCATGCAGGTCTTGACCGCAGCCAGTCCGATCTCGTCGACATGCGGCTGCCTGGGGACCAGGCCAATAGACTCCAAGTGGGAGGAGATCATGACAGGCCGTCCGCTTGCATGAGGCGTTTTGTGCGACGAGCCGCAATACGGTCGAGTAACCTCATCGCGGTCTGGTGAGACACGCGAAGGGCCTTTCCGATTTCGCGCAGCGAAAGCCCTTTTGACGCCAAGCGCATGGCCTCGACCTCTCGCTTGGACTTGCAGTCGATCAAGGCCTCATCGAGAGAATCGACATAATTGCCCGCCGCGCCGTCGCCATGCGCAATCGGCTCGGTCTTGTTATCGATTTCCACCGCTTGCGGCTCGTCGAAAAGGTCGAACCAGTCTTCTCGCCGCAGCCGCTGATTCTTGTCGCGGCGCGGTCCAAAGAGAGACTGACTGTCGGCCCAATTGGCAAGTCGGTGCGCAATTCGCGAACAGATTGCGGCTTCGATCGATCGTCGTTTGCGATGAGGGCTTAGCAGCTTGTGCAGCATTTCACACAAGCCGAAGCATGCCTCTTGAAAAAGGTCCTCGCGATCCAGCTGGAACCGCTGTCGCTGCCGCATAAACAGCGAGACGCAGTGATTGACGAGCGCCAAGTTCTCCGCGACCAGGCGGTGGGCGGCGTAGGTGTCGCCCACTTGAATGCGGGCGTAGAGTTGAGCGTTGCGCTCTTTTTGCGTCTGCGGCGGTAGCATGCCGCGGACGATGCCAGTTTCCTGCCCTTCAGTTACCTCAGTTAGCCCCCCCCCCCCCAGTTTGACACACCGAGACGGAAAACATAGGGAATGGCTCCAAAATCTTGTAGCCGCTCCGTGGCCGTGAACCGCGATCCGATGGGTTCGCGAGAAGATTTATCGACTAGCTAAGCTGTGATTTTCAGATAATCTACTTGCAAAGGAAACAATTTTAGGCCGCTACAATCCTCAAGCTGGGTGGCGATCGCCAGATTCGTCAACAACACGCAGGCCAGAAGATTCCGTATTCTCCAGGCTAACCGCGATGATTCTGGCGGAGTTAATCAGCAGCTTGCCGGCGATTGTTTCACCTAGCATCCAGCCGCCCGGAAGCTGGCAATTTCTGACGCCAGTCACCACAATGGGCGGACCCGCGTCGGCGAAAGCGGTCAGGTTCCAAGTCTTTGTTGCCATGCTAATAGCTCCCGAAACTGTTAAATGTGGGCGAATAGCTCTTCAAATGATCCACCAGCTCACAGAGCATAAGCACGTCCTTGCGGCAATGATCGACAATATAATCCATCGCCCGCTTGCTGCCGTCGAGCGCGGCGGCTAGCCAGGTTTCGCCAGTGACCGGCGTCTTCTTGCTGGCGATCAACAGATCGCCGATGCGATCCAGGCTGTTGCCCGACATGCGGAGATTGCGGCGGGCCACTTGGACAGGGTCCAAGAGCTTCTTGGCCGGGAACGGCGGCAGCCCCCAGCGGGCCAGGCGGGTGCGCAGGAAGGGGATGTCGAATCTGAGGCCATTGTGTGCCACCAGGATATCATAGGTCTTGAGACAGTTCGCGATCGCCTCGACGAGCTGCTTGTCGTTGGATCGCCCCCGTTTCCAGGTAGGGCACAATTCGTCGCCGCGCAGTACGATCATGCGGCCGTGCGCCGGCTTGATGCAGGCGCACAGGATCACGCCAAAATCGGCCGACAGGTTGGTTGTTTCCAGATCGAAACACGCAGAGCTGATCATTATGGAATTTTCCGGTAGCCAAGCCTGTCAAATAATAAAACGGTTAATTCCCTGGCTGATCGATCAACGAGCCATTCGCGCAGCCAGGGAAACTGAGCGTGCAGACTCTCATGCAAATCGCTTTCAAGCTCTTCGCGATCCGTCTGCCCACGACGCAATCGAATTGTCTTGGCGTCATAATCGCAATCGCCATCGAGCAATTCGCCGCCGGCTCTCAGGCGATTGACCAATCGCCGCGTCCAGCGCTCGCCACCTAGAATGACTCGCATGCTACCTCTGCCAGGGGGCTTTTGATGGACTGGCAGGCATCAGACTTGCTGCCGGCGATGCCGCGTCGCGGCGCTCGTACGCTTTGATCTTATTGACGATCTCGCCCGTGTCGTCACGTTTCTCGCACTTGACGCTGATCACCAGTGGCAAGTTGTGCAGCTCGACCGAATCCTTGGGCTGCATCACGCCGACAGCCCGGCAGACAGCCGAAAGCTGCGCTCGGGCGATCGTGACCGTCTCGCGGTTGGGGTGATCGAGATTGAGCCGCGCCCAGAGCAGGCGATTTCGGTACTCGCCGTCGATTACCTGAAAGGTCAGTTGCAGGTAGCTGCCGGCGCCGGACTTGGTCGGCTTCATTTCTGAGTCCGTGATCACGGCCAGGTACTTGCCCGCGGGAATCGGTTCGAAATCGCCGGCGGGCTCCACGTTGTTGGCGTCAAATCCACGAAGATCAGCCATGTCAGGCTCCAGCAAATGAAGGAAGAGTTAAAAAAACGGCAGGCCGGAATTGCACCGACTATTGCGGGAGCGAATGTCATGGGCCGTTTGCCCGCGCGGCCATTTCGCCCTGCGTGTCGCTGTCCACGCCGCTGCCGTCAGCGACCCCCAAAAACCCAGCTCGTCAGGAAGCCTGGCCGCCATCGGGCGGAAGAAACTTCGCATACTCGCGCCAGTCTAGCGGCAGCTCGTCGGGCAGATTCAAGCGGTTTTTGGCGACGTGGGCCGGACGCTCGGTCGTATAGAGCACGCGCTCGCCCGATCCGACGCCGCGAGTTTCCTTACGGTTAAAACCCGCGTCGGCTTTGGTGGTGAAGACTTTGTAGTTGGCGAACAGCACCTCGTCGCACCATTCCTGCAAAACATGGCTGGCCAGCTTGTGCAGGCGCGGGACGTAGCGATCGTAGCTGTCGGTCGCCGGGTCCTCAAAGCGTTCGATCTTGGCGTGGGCCAGCAAGATGATTGCCATACCTCGCCGGCGCAGCGCGTTCAGTCCGCCCAGCACGGCCTGCCACTGTTGCAGCGCGAAGGTATAGCCCTTGGCGAAGCCGATGTCCTCGATCGAATCGACCTGCCGCTGCCGGCACACCTCCTGCCAGATGAGACGTTCGAGCCAATCGACACTGTCTATGACCAGGGTCCGAAAATCGTGTTCCTCGGCATAGAGCTGGCCGAGGCAATCAAGCACATCGGCGTAACTGCGGCACAAATCAAAACTGGCGCAGTCGATGTCATCGAGGCCGTCCTCAGTCGGAATAAACACGGCCTTCGGCGCCATACCGGCGAACGTGCTTTTGCCGATACCGTGGACGCCATAAAGCAGGATGCGCCTGGGCGACACGCGGCGGCCGAAACGAACGCTAATAGCCAATGTCGTAACTCCGAGAGTTGCGATGGTAGGTGCGAGTGGCCTCATATCGCGTAGGCCACTTGTTTGTTGATTGGCACTCGAGAAACTCGTTCAAAAATTGTGCATTCTCGCGGCGGGATGCGTCGAGCGCGGCCTGCGAAAGCTCCCACAGCCCGCAGCGATAGGGAGGCTTTTTTTCCACGGCAATCAGGGTCGCCGGCCAGTTTTGGCCCGTTTCGATTTCCAGGACGGCTTGATAGAACGCCATTTGTTCGACGTAGCCGAAAGTCGCGATCGCCTGCTCGAAATGGTCGATGTCATCGCAGGTTTTCAGATCGACGATGCCGCGACCTGGCGAAAACCAGTCCACCCGCACTTGGCAGGCCACCCCGCCGTAGGCGGCCCGCAGCACGCCCTCGGCCACGCCGTCCGGATCGGCCAGAGTCTCCGCGGCCGTCGGGTGTGAATGAACGGAGTGTGAAAGCTGGCAGGCCAGGGCATACTGCTCGTCGCTGATGACTCGCTTCGTTTGCCCTGCGGCCCACTCGCGGAACGCTTTAGTTCCGTCGCCGTAGGGCTTTTCTGTCTTGGGATTGATCGGACCACCGACGATGTAATCGCGATCGAAGGCCTGCTGGCCTTCGACGATTAAACAATGAATGGCGGCCCCCAGCGTGTAAAAGTCGGGCACGATTCCCGGCACCAGCCCGGCGAGCTGCTGCCGATACAGCAACGGGCACCTGGCGAAGGTGCGCAGCTGGTGAGCCGTCATGAACTGGCGGCTCTGAGCCAGGTAGGTCTCAAGCGGCTCGTGAAGGAAGTTGGGTCGCATGAAATTAGAGCACACTGGACCAGGGCTATTTGGTCCAGTGTGTAATAAAAACATGCGACAATTCGTTTTGCCTTACCCCCCTTCCATGAACCACTACTGGCGTCACGTCGGCAGCCGGGTCTTGATTTCCCGTCAAGGCCGGCAATATCGGCAGGACGTGGCCCAACGCGTGCAGGCCGGGCGACCGCTAACCGGTCGCCTGGCCGTGCATTTGCAAGTCTTCCCACCAGATAAGCGGCGGCGCGACCTCGATAACCTGCAAAAGCCGCTGTTGGACGCCCTGCAACATGCCGGGGTCTACGAGGACGACTCGCAGATCGATTGGCTGTCATGCGAGCGCATGCCGGCCAGCGGTGGGAGAGTCATCGCCACCGTAGCCGAATCGAATCCTTGGCCTGGCTCGTCAGGCGAAGCGTGATGCAGCAATCGCTCTTATTGTCACGGCCCGCCTGGCAGCCGGTTGCGCTGCGCCCCTATCAGCAGGCGGCAGTCGAAGCCTGTTATGAGCATTTGCGGACGCGCGACGACAACCCCTGCATCGTCATCCCCACTGGCGGCGGCAAGACGCCGGTGATGGCGACCATCTGCAAGGATGCAGTCGGGCTGTGGAACGGCCGCGTCCTGATCCTGGCCCACGTCAAGGAGCTGCTGGAGCAGGCGGCGGACAAGCTCAGCGCCATTTGCCCCGAGGTCCGCTTCGGCGTCTACTCGGCGGGTCTCAAGCGCCGCGACACGTCGCACGCAGTGATCGTGGCCGGCATTCAGTCGGTCTACAAGCGGGCCTGCGAGCTCGATCGATTCGATCTTGTGTTGGTGGATGAGTGTCATTTGATTTCGCCAGAAGGCGAGGGCATGTATCGCCAGTTTCTGGCGGATGCCAAGGCGGTCAACCCCAACCTGCGGATTGTCGGCTTCACCGCCACGCCGTTTCGGCTCAAGACCGGTCCCATCTGCACGCCCGACGGTTTTCTTAACCACGTCTGCTACGAGGTCGGCGTCCGCGAGCTGATCGTCCAGGGCTACCTGTGCCCGCTCATCACCAAGGCCGGCATCAACAAGGCCGACTTCAGCCAGCTGCATGTGCGGGCCGGCGAGTTCGTGGCCGATGAAATGGAAGCGTTGATGGACGACGACCGCCTCGTCGAAGCGGCCTGCGCAGAGACGGTTGCCTGCACGATCGATCGCCGCGCCGTGTTGATCTTTGCCAGCGGCATCAAGCACGGCGAGCACATCGTCCGGGTGCTGGCCACAAAACGTGGCGTGGAATGCGGCTTCGTGACGGGCGACACGCCGACGAAGGAGCGCGACGCGCTACTCGCGCAATTCCGCACGGGTCGGCTCAAGTATCTCTGCAACGTCAACGTGCTGACCACCGGCTTCGACGCCCCCAACATCGATTGCGTGGCGCTATTGCGGCCGACGATGTCGCCGGGCCTCTACTACCAGATGGTCGGGCGAGGCTTTCGCCTTCATCCGGGCAAGCAAAGCTGCCTCATCCTGGATTTTGGCGGGAACGTCGTGCGGCATGGGCCGGTCGATCAAATCCGCGTCGCGGAGCATGGCGCTTGCGCAAGCGGCCAGGCGCCCGCGAAGGAATGCCCAAAATGCCTGTCGGTCGTCGCCGCCGGCTACGCCCGCTGCCCCGATTGCGGCTATGAATTCCCGCCGGCCGAACGCAGCAAACACGATGCAAGGGCAAGCACAGCCGGCATCCTTTCCGGGCAGGTGACGACGACCAGGTATCAGGTGCGAGACACCTTTTATAGCGTCCACACCAAGCGCGGCGC